CTGTATTAAAATCGTTTGATACATCGTCGATAGATACATCATCAGATTCGTCATTTATTGATTCATCATTGTCATCGTCGGACGAATAATTACTTAAGTTATCATCATTTAGACCAACATATAATGTTGGTATAGTATCATACATTTATAATTATATGTATATTAGTAATATTTTCAATTATTTTTAAATCTATTTTTACATAGAATAACTTTTAATTATAGTTATATTTTTTATATGATTTAGTTTTTGCATGTGAATTTGATTTCTTGAGAGATTTAGTTTTAACATTTATATGTGAATTTGAATTTGATTCTTTATTGGATATTTTTTTATTTGAATTTATTCTTTTATTGGAATAGGTTTTTTTTAATATCCCATATTTTTTATTAGATGGAGTATAATTTAAAAACCATTTATCATATTCTAGTGTATTTTTTTTGTTATATAGTTCTTTATATTTAATGCTTTTTTTCTCCATTATACTTTCTTTTGTTTCTTGTTCTCCATAACAATTAGTAGTAAATCTATATACTAATCCTTTTTGAGATAATCTATTTTTTTTTTGAATATTAATCAAATATTCAGCCATACATAAAATCCTATGTATATCATAATGCTTATGTTCTGTATATAAAAATATCAGATAAAATGATAACATTGTATCAATAGATGCTATTTTAATTATTTTATTATGTATTTTTATAGTATTATAGCTAATACAAGCCAATGGTTTATATAGATAAATTATAACCTCATTATCAACCATTACTTCATAATGTTCTGATATTAATGAACCAATAGCAGGTAGTATATTTATTTTTATATTAGTATAATTATTACGTTCTAATATATCTTTAATATTGTTTGCTATAATATCGGGATTTTCTACCAATACATCAAAATCAGGATATTTATTATAAGGATCTATGGCATTGGGCATATATTGTTTATATACATTGCATGCATATCCACCAAAAAATACTCCACCATTTTCAATTATTATATTTTTTACAATATTATAAATTGTTGTTCCCATATTATTATTATTATTTTCAAAAGAATTTATAAAACTTAATGTATTACATTTCTCTCCTTTAATAGGGTACACTTTATTTAAAAGACTTAACCGCAAAAAAATTTTCTCCCATCTAGATACATCACCTTTTGGCCTAGATAGCTCAAGATACATCGCCATTCGTAAAAAATTAGGCGGTGCATATAATATATTATTTATTTGAACAGATGTTTTTTTTAATTTTAAAAATAATTCTTCATCTAACTGCGTAATATCAGCAATTGGCATAAAATTTACAAAAACTTTATATGTTCCATAATGTTTTCCAGCTTTAGCTTCTATATTTGTAAAACCTTTTGTATAATATATATCTGCAAGTTCTTTTGCATCATTTAAAGCATTAGAACTATACATATCATAATCTGGTATTTCTACATTTTTATTATAAAACTGATATTTAAGAGGTAATAAATTATTAACCGCGGTCCCTCCATATGATATTAATTTTTTTTGTTTTATAAATTGTTCCATAATGCTAATAATTTTTTTTATGATAGGAGTATCTATTCGCTTTTTTCCCACATTTATTTCTATTTTTTTTATATTTTTACGCAATAATTCAACTTCTTTATTTTCAATGGTTTTAGCACAATTCATTTATATATTATAGAATGAATTTATTTTACATATTAAAATTATAATAATCCTCTGATATTTCTCGTGTTTCATATGATAATTCAGGTTTTTGTGGAGGAGGTATTGCTATAACAATGGGTGTAAATCTTAAAGATTCGGGTTTTAATATATAAGCATATCCTGCACTATTAAATAATTCAGTATAATATTCCATATATGTATCTACATTTTGGAAAGACATAGCAACTAATTGACATCCATATTTCATTACTAATGCCGCAGAATAATTTTTAGCTTTATACGATAAATCCGGTATAATAATGCTCATATTTTTTTTATTAAATTCAATCACTTCATTCATATCTTGAACATTTTTTATTTTACTATATGTATAATTGCGCATAAATATTGCACCCGATGCTATATTTACATATTCGTCCAATTTAGTTTGTTCATATAGTGGGTTAGTCCTATCCACTATTATTATTATTTTACCTACAAATAATTCAATAGACATAGATCCTAAATTATTTCCATTATTTTCATAACTAAATTCTTTGCTTAATAGTCTGCTTCCTAATATATTATATAATACATTAGCCATAATATCATATATTTTTGTATTATTACTCATTATTCTAAAATTTAATAATAAAGGGTCATTGGGATTGGGACAAGTTCCACCAGAAAAGGCATAATTAGATATAACGCTCATAGCATCACCAAATTCTATACTATTATATGTTTCTTTTGTATAATAATCAGAAACAGATGATGTAGAAATGACAGGGTTATCATTTAATGAATATATTCCAAAATCTAAACATCTTGCTCCTTGTTTTATTACATTTTTTAAAGCACATATATTTACAAAATCAGATTTAAAATTTCCAGCAGAACATGAATTATATGATGTTTTAATATAATAATCTCTCAAATTAAATTTAAATAAATCTAATGATGTATTGATAGAACTTATTTTTGGAAATGATTTATATGAGTTATCCATTTTATCACAATTTTTATTATTTAAATGAGAGATTTTATAAATTGATATTAATATACCAAATATAATAACAATCATAATAGATATGATAATAACCTTAACTAAATATGTTTTATTTTTTAATAAATTTAAAGTTTTTTCATTAATATTTTTAATTAAATCACTCATACTTATAATAATACATTATTTTATAATTATTAATATAAATTAGTTAAATAATATTACTATAATATATTAATGCCAGGCGGATTATTAAATATCGTTGCTTATGGACAACAAAATATAATATTAAATGGTAATCCTTCTAAAACTTTTTTTAAATGTGTATATTCTAAATATACAAATTTTGGACTACAAAAATTTAGAATTGATTTTGAAGGACAGCGAAATATGAGATTGAGCGAAGAATCAAAATTTAGTTTTAAAATTCCAAGATATGCTGATTTATTAATGGATACATATTTAGTTATTCAATTGCCAAATATATGGAGCCCTATTTACCCACCTCAAGCAATAGACACAACAGGGCATCTTAATAGTGAATGGGTTGAATATGGATTTAAATGGATTAAAAATATAGGAACCCAATTAATTAAAGAAATACAAATATCTATTGGTGGACAAGTATTAAGTAAATTTTCAGGTCAATATTTATATAATTTAGTTGAGAGAGATTTTAGTGATGTTAAAAAAGATTTGTATTATAAAATGACTGGAAATATAGCCGAATTAAATGACCCTGCAAGATTCGGGCAAAATTCTATCGGTGATGGAAAATATCCAAATGCTTATTATACAGGAACAACAACAGCACAAAGTTTATTAGGACCAGAACCATCTATTAGAGGAAGACAATTATTTATTCCAATAAATGCATGGTTTTCATTAAATAGTAAGATGGCTTTTCCACTTGTTGCTTTACAATATAATCAATTGGTAATTGATGTAACACTTCGTCCTGTCCAAGAATTATTTGTTATACGAGATATTGGTAATATTAGTAATACAGCACCCAATACTCCTCCATATGTTCAACCTAATTTTAATAATCCTCTCCAAGGATTTTATAGATTTTTACAACCCCCACCTGATACACAATTGAATTTTGATTCATATACAGATACTCGCACAAATTGGAATGCTGATGTTCATCTTATTTCCACATATGCATTTTTATCTGAAGTAGAAGTCAAATCATTTGCTTTAAATGAGCAAAATTATTTAATAAAAGATGTTCATGAATATAAGTTTTTTAATATTACTGGTAATAAAAAGGTCCAATTAGATGCTCTTGGAATGGTTTCAAATTGGGCATGGTTTTTCCAGAGAAATGACTCTTATATGAGAAATGAGTGGAGTAATTATAGCAATTGGCCTTATGATTATCAACCATATCCTCCAAATGATGGGTCTAATGCAACAGAAACAGCAAGTAATCCGTTGGGTGGTGCTGCTATAATACCATATAATAATCCTTATCCGCTTGGTGCCATACTACCATTACCTGTAACTGGATTTTTTCTAACTGATTTTTATAATCCTCAAAATGAAAAAAATATATTGCAATCACTTGGAATATTATTAGATGGGAAATATAGAGAGAATGTGCTTTCTTCTGGTGTATATAATTATATAGAAAAATATACAAGAACATCTGGAAATGGACCAGATGGATTATATTGTTATAATTTTTGTTTAAATACAAACCCATTTGATTTTCAACCAAATGGTGCTATCAATATGAGCAAATTTAAAACAATTGAGTTTGAATTTAGCACAATTCAACCTGTATTAGATCCAAATGCTAAATTTTATACTATTTGCGATCCTGCTACTGGAACTATCATTGGTGTCAATAAACCTTCTTGGATAATATATGATTACAATTATGATTTAACTATATTTGAAGAGAGATATAATATTGTAAAATTTGTTTCTGGCAATGCTGGATTACAATTTGCAAGATAAATTATAAATTATAAATTATAAATTAAAATTATAAATTAAAATAATGCATTATTTATTGCAGGAACACCACATTCGGTAAATGTTCCAGTGATATTTGGAGTGCAAGGATACTCATTTACATATTTTAATTTATATGAATGATTAGTATCATATATTAGACTCAAATCATTCATATTTTCATCAGTTAATAATCTATTTTTTTTACTTTGATTAAATACGCTACATTCATCATCATTTGCAGATGGATGTGATAATTTAGCATTATTCATACTAGTTTTATTATTTGATAAATACATTAAAGATTTATCTTGTTGTTTATCAAATCCTATACA